ACATAAGTCTGTGGGTCTGTAACCCCTTTAAGGTTTGCATATCTTGAATAGTTGATGAAATCAAAGTAACCCTTGACACCATCTTCCATAGAATCAAACACACGGAAATTGTCACGAATGTTCGTGTGAACGCCCGGTGTATATTCCTCTGATGTTGCCATGTTGACAGACTTACCAGTCCAAGCACTTCCGCACTTCAAACCAAAATAGTTGTGATATTTGGCAGCAAGGCTTGACTGTCCCCACCCTGATTCAAGAATTGCCTGTGCAATGATCGGACTGTGTACCTTGATACCATACTGTGCAGCATACTTGATGACATAGGCTGCAATCTGTGAAATAAATGTCTGCTTATCCATAATTATTTACCCTCACTTTCTGTCTTTTTCTGTAAAATATCAATAGCCTTGGTGATGACTGCCGGGAGTGGTAACCCCATAAGACCCGCATTTTCCACAAGGGAAATTGTTTCATTGGCAATGAACGCAATGATTACTGCATCCCTGATGTAATTTGTGCCAATGACAAGATCAAGGCGGTACGCAACCAGTACAAAAATCAGAGTCATGCACTTTCTGCAAAGACCTTTCCACCCCGCCTTACTTTCAAGTGAACCTGTGTCTGTCTTGGGACTGTTCTTGAACACCCCCGCAACAATCAGTCCTGAAATATAATCAAGACCCATGAAGATCAGAAGGGTTGTAAGTCCCGCATCCCAACCACCAAAAAAAGATGCGATTGCTGAACCAATCACACCTAATACACTGCAAATAGTCTGTTTCATTTTCTCTGTCCTTTCTGAACATAAAAACAACCGCTTGTGACCTCATATAAGGGTCATATAGCGGTTGTTTTTGTTCCTGTGATAATTTCCTTGTCTGTTGATTATTCTGCTAATTCAGGACAATCAAGATCAACCAAAACTTCCTTTACTTTGTCCTTGATACGATCAGGAACATCAGCAAATGTTTTCTTACCCTTAATGATCAGGGTTGCATAGATAATTGCCATAGTCTGCACATCCTTTCTGAATAGAATTTTTATGATCAACTGACGTATCATCAGTTATCACCCTCTAAAATAGCCTTGACAGTTTCTTTCAGTCTGTCCGGTACATCGTCCAGTGTTTTAACACCTTTAATGATTAGTGATGCATAAATCTTTGCCATACTTCACACCTTCTTTCTTATCCCATCATTTCATAGATTTCACACATAGCAATCTGTGCCTGTGTAATTTCATTTTCAAGATCAGCATTCTTTTCTGCCTGAATTTTAATGTATTCGTCCTTGTCATACTCGATAAGGTCAAATTCATATCCGGTAAATCCCGGCTGTCCGTCAGTTTCATCTTCGTTCACTTCTGTGATATTGGAACTGACAAATACTTTTGTTTCTGTCAGTTCCAGTTCTTCCGGTCTGACAGTGCTTTTCTGTTTTCCATAATCAATCATGCTGCATTCAATCCTTTCTTTGTGTTTGGTTTTATGTTGCGTATATAATAATCATCCGCATAAGGTAACAGCGGTACAACATACTTTTGATATAGCCGGAAAGTATCAGCATATTTCAACCAACCTTTGTAAGAATTGATTGAACACCACTCTGAATAGTTCATCATGTTCCCGGCTTCTACTTTGTTCCTGATAGCGGTCATTTTCTTTTCCATTTCCAAACAGGTGCTTTTTCTAAGTAATGTATACTTGTAAAATGTTCTGTACCCTAAGAAGTCAACACCTCTTATGTAAGATGGGAACACCTGCCAGTTTCCTTTTATATTCAATTTCAGTTCATTCCTGAAATAAATATCAATCTCTTTCTTCAAGGCAATCAGTTCTTCTTTCGTCTTGCCAAAAATAACTATATCGTCCATATAACGGAAGTAGTATTTAACGTGCTTCTGTTCTTTTATCCAGTGATCAAAACTTGAAAAATAATAGTTGCCTG